GCCCATGATACCACAAATAATGCGAGAAAAACAGTAATTTATTCTACCCAAACAATCTTTTAAACTTCTAGGTTTTATAAAATCATTACAGATAGCCAAAATTAAATTATCAATAGCATCATCCAATTCTTCTCGTTCTTTTTCATTAATATATGGCATAATTAATCCTCACTACATCTACATTGATATTTATTGCAGTAACAGCATTTTGGCCCAGGATTTGCGAATCCCCAAGCATTAGAATCACCATCAAAACTTTCTTTACCAGTATCAATACAAACAACTCTATTTCGTCCCCTTCTTCTTATTAAGCCAATATTATACCAATGACAATCCCAAAATTTTAATTTAGTTTTTTCTTGAATTTGATTAACAAGATACTGAATCTGCTTCATACTAATAATTGTATTAGCATTGGGAACCGTAGCCAATTCTGTTATAAATCCCCAATCGCTAGGGTCTGGTTGATAAACATCTATTTCTGGTTGAAATTCTAGTCTACAAATTTTCCCATAAACCTTTGGTGCAAGATCGAATTTGCTGAGTTTTTTTTGCACGCTATAGGCATATTCGGCCTTCTTCTTATTGCGGAATTCTTTAAATGCTAAGTTAGATTTTCCATAAATAGGATAAATTTGAGAATATCCACCTTCCTCAAACCAACTACCATAATCAATCTTAAAATCGGTGCAGATCATTTTCTTGTACCTTATTACCACTCAGATTTTCCACAATAAAAATAGCAGTTTTTAGATCATCACCCTCAAAGATTTTAATTGGGCCTTTTTGAATATCAAATCTAAATGTGGCATAAACAGCATAGTAAGGTTCACCCTCTGCTTCTTCATCCAGATTAAAGTATTCTTCTAGAGATTTTACTTCTTCTGGTATAAGACCGCCTTCATAATCAGGCAAATCCCTAATAGTAGATATATGATAATGAAGAATGTGAGAACGTGGATTGCCCTCATTAGAACACCACCCTCTAAAAAATCTATTAGGATAAGTTGACATTATTTTTCCTAAATTTAGAATAAAAGTCTTTAAATTCTGATCTATTAGAATAGAGTGGTACAACAATTTCATCATTAATATACGGATTATCAATAGTTCTTAGATCATATAATTGACCATGACTATTAATCCTACCCCATGCTACTGCTTGTAAATTATTATAGTAATGCAATTCTTCTCTTAATTTTTTAAGTTCATCCTTAGCATTTTGTACACTAAACAATTTAGGAACAATTCCTTGTTCAGAGCATCTGAGAATATAATCAAGTGGGTTAGAATGTTCATTCATAATTTTCTTTCTGATATTTTAGTGCCGGGGGCGGGATTCGAACCCGCAGCGTTTCTAATGTGGGGGATTTTAAGTCCCCTGTGTTTCGCCAATTTCACCACCCCGGCATAAAAGTAATCGACTACAACAATCAAAGTTTGAGGTTGATTATTCTTGTGTGCCTCAATCATTTAAACTGTTGTAGCCGACTACCATTGGTTTTAAATCAACCGTTTGTATGAGCCTTGAGGCGACGTACAATGTCTGCCATAGCCTCATCACGATCCACATTCTTTGTGGGCTTTTGACGCTCCATAGAAGGCAATTCAATACCCTTCTTAGAAAGAGCAGCCTTTGTACGAGCATAACGAGCCATCGTACTAGCAATCTTCTGTCCAGTCTTTGTTGCAATTTCAGCATAAGTTCTAGAAGAATAAACAGCCTCTAGGAATTGCTCATCACTGCAACGAACACGCTTCTGCTTCTCAACCGTAGTAACTTCAGCCATAATCAACCTCCAAAAAAATCCAAACTTACTTCACGGTTTCAGTCACGCGACTGATTCATTCCCGTGTTGTATCCTCATTCTACCATAGGTTATCGGCTTGTCAACAGCCAGACCTTGAATTATTTTTCGTTGGGTAGTGCGATTGCTAAAAGTAGATAAATCCAGAATATAGCACTAAAACTAGCCAGAGTACCAAATACTGCTAGTATTCTAATGATTCTAGAATCTATTCCAAGATATTTCCCTAGTCCTCCGCAAACACCAAATAACATTCTATCAGAATATGATCTTGTTAAACTATTCATACTAGATAAAATTCCTGATGATTATTTTCTTCTGTTGCTATTCCAAGATTAGATAGAATAACTTTAAGATTTTCATTTTGTTCATCTAACTTCTCAATAATTTCATTGGCCTGTTTTAATGCTAATGTTAGATGATGAACTTTATTAGCCAACTCATCTGCCACATAGTTTTTCATTATCATAGTAGCCTCCTAGTATTATTGAGAGACAATATTAAATACACTTTTTCTTTTTCTTCTTAAAAATTCTATTCCAATTTTTATCCCAAGTTTTTTGGTCAATATTTTTTGGCCTACGCTTAGACCCTTTTCCATTTTGGCTCATTTAATCCTCCAGAACAAAACTCCAGTAACGACTATCTTCTTTCTTTTGAAGATCGTCCCAATAAATGGATCGTGCAATATAAGATGGAATTTTGTGCTTACCACAGTTCACCATCCAATGACGCTCCATCTTTTTATAAGTATCTGTGCCAGTCTTACTCTTATTATATTTAAGATGCTCCATATCGTAAAGGCGAAGTTGATGAACATCACCACACAATACTCTAGCCTCATTAGGATGGATCATTTCCAAGGCAAAACTAATTTTAGCCAACCCAATACCACTAATCTTTCCAAGAATACTATCACGCTTCTTAACGTGACCTTTCTTAGTAGTAAAATAAAAGTCTTTAGGATTGGCCCAAAACTTAGTGGCAAAATCCCAAATATATTTTGTACGATTATTATGTAGACCCACTCCACTTTTGTGAAGTTTTTCTCTCAGAATATTCTCGTCATCAACCCACTCACTAAAATTCTTAATAGCATTATAGCCTGCACAATTACCCTTCCATGTAGTATGCACAGAACAATATGCGAACAAATATCGTCGAAAAATATCTTCCACATTCTGTGGACGCACACTTTCCCAATATTCCTTATATGCTACAACCTTATCTCGCGGAAAAGTAGCAAAGAAAAAATCAGCCTTACTCTTATCAAGAGTGGTATTCTGAATCGGAATGACAGTATTCTCAACAATCATGGTTTTCTCCAATGGGTATGCTGTGATTTTACACTACTGGTATCGGCTTGTCAAGTCCTGTTTCTTTAAACAGTTCTGGCAGCACCATGCAGAATTTTAAATGTTGGAAAACGCAAACTAATCCCACCATCTTGGTTTTGTGTTTCCTCAAAATACTGGACTGTGATAATTTGTCCAAGAATCTTCTTAGGATTCTGATAAAATTCTTGACGTTGTTCGATAGTGAAACCACTACCAACTCGCACAAGATGATCTTTATGCTTAATAGTCACACAACTCAACATTGTTTCTTCACATTCAGCATTATTCTTCACATAACGAAATGGCCCCATTTCAGTATCAATGACTTCATACTCATCATCAAAAAACTTTTTAACTTTGAGTAGGTCTTTGCTACGCTTACCTTTATATGGTTCATCAGCACGAAGCATCACGCCTTCCCAGCCATAATCATTACCTCGTTTTGTCCACTCGGCAAAATGGTCATCATCTTTGATAAGTTCTTGACCAAGTACACTAAGACAAGCACAAGTATTGTCTCTCATTACTTCTCGTAGATTATTATAGCGAATAGAATATGGACGATTCTTCTCGCCCTTCTTGCTATAAAATTCATCGTGAGTAATCATATCAAAAATCTTAAAAGATGGATTAGGAATAGTATGATCTTTCTTCTTGAGTTGTTTCATAACTCCTTGAAAATCCTCATTACCATCATCATCGACGAGACACAATTCACCATCAAATACTACATTTGTAATGCCAAGAGCCTTAATACCATCAGCAACAACGCCAAGAGTATCAAATTCTTTTCCTGTTCTGGAGTAGAAAGTAGCGTCACCATTACTATCAACAATAGCAACGCATCTAGCACCGTCAATCTTTCTGCTAACATACCACCCATCCTTCCAATCTACAAGTTTAGGCTCATATTTATCTGCCAGAGCAACACTAAACTCTGGAACGTGGTCAGGAATAGCCTTGTTGATAATCTTGTCACCAGCACGGGTTTTCAAATCCTTGTCAATAATACAATGGATAAGTTCCTCGTATTGAGAATAATGCTCAATAAAACTATTCACAGCAGAGATAGCATCATGCCCCGTAATTTTACGACTCTTTAGAGCATCAAGCAAATCAAAGAAATTCTTGTACTCGTTCTTTCTGGCTACAAGATAATTCTTCTTTTTCAGATTATCACTTGTAACATTATACTGCCACAAAGGATGATAAGTATAGAGAAGAATTTTTTTAGCAAATAATGTTGCCCGATTATTAAAAGTATTGCAATAAATTTGAATAATATTTTCTTTATCTTTGGTGCTACTAGTATTCCTGAGAGCAGTTACCATATTCTGAACATAATCAAAATCGTGAATCATTCCAAATAGTCTCCTGTGTGTATCGCCATTCTACACTATGATTATCGACTTGTCAAGCCACCCTACTTGAATCTTTCTGTCTGGACAACAGATTATTGAGAGTATCTACAACGCCATTTATTAATACTGGTAATTCATCAGCACTAATATCGCTTCTTAGTAGAACATAATTAAGAGCATTTAAAACTCCTTGAGCATTATCTCCTAATTGACCAATACCAGTATTGCACTTATCACAAGCCCAGCCTCTAAACTTTTTAGTTTTTTTACAGTGATCTAATCTTTCGCTGTTTTTTTCTGAAAATAACTTATGACAACATTCACAGTTATTTGGTACTGGTGGTGCTTTTTTTCTTATCTTATATCTTATCTTAGTTTCTTTTTTAACACAACTTTTACATCTACTATCCAGACGATCTTTGTGTCCTCTATGTTTAGAAAAGGATTTATTATTTTTTCTTTTACCACAATAAACACAAATTTTTCTAGACATCAAGTGCCACTTGTTTACAAAATTCTAAAACCTGTTCATCAGAAAAATTATTTCTAGCATAATTAAAAATTAAAGCAACAAATCTGACGTTTCCTTTAACATACCCTTTGTTATTGTCTATTCTATCTAAAGATGCTTGATATGGTCTATTCTCAATATGTGTATAATTATGAGTTCTTAGTTCTAATTTTTGTTTAGTAAATGGACATATACCATTTTGGGTTTCCCATAGTTGAAATAAATACTCTAAATCTATATCATATTCTTGTTTATGTTTCTTAGAGTTTTTAATAATATTTTTGATATACCACCTAAAATTTGTATATTCATCTGGTTGTCTTTTATATTTGTTATCAATAAAATGATTTTGATATTTTTTTAGATGTGATACATGATCTTTACCAGAACATGATTTATTACAATAAAATTTAGTTTTACCTTTTTTCTTCTGCCTATTAATTTCGGCTAATCTTTTTTGTATTTTTTGACCACAAGATGAACACGTTAATTCTATAGTAGTAATCATACAAGCCTCCATTCTTAGTTACACCAAAAATGGAAGCGAGTATGATAAGTGGATGCGGCGGCATCGAAGCCGCGTCCTAGCATATATCAAACTATATATTCTACAAGTTTATTTTGTTCATAAGTTTTGAGAAAGATTAAAAAACAAACAACATTCGTCTTTCCGTACCAACTATTCTCAGGCTAGAACCCGTTGGCTATTCTAGCAGCCGAAGGATTTTACATCAATCTTTTGAACGCTACCTTCATCGCTTTCTAAGATTGTTGCTGTTATTTAATTAAGCAGCAAGGGCTAATTGATTTACGCCAATTAAGCGTTTGGTCTGCTTTTAAGGAGGCCAACAGACCAACCTCCACTTGCTAATATAATTCTCCGTATGTAGTCGAAACCTTTACGCACCCTATTTTTCAGAACCTTCTTCAAGTTGATCGAACATTTTATTCAATTCAGATTCTCTAATTGCAATAATACTAGACCCACATTGTTTGAAATACATTTGTTCAACGTGTTCCATAGTATAAAATTGAAATACGTTCAAACCAATACTCAAAACAAAACCAATAATCAAAATAATATCCAAATTTAAATTTCTCATATTAATCTCCTGGGTTAATAGGGCGTGTTGGAGTCGAACCAACCTTTTGAATACCTTATAAGAGTATGTGCAACTACCGGCTGCAACGCCCCATAATTATTGTTGTTGTTCTAATTCCTTTAATCTTTGTTCAAGAACCTCTATCTCTTTATAATACTTGAGACAAGACTTGCAGAAATCCGAAGAAATATAATCTCGTATGTCTGCAATTTTATCCTTTAGGTTTCTTATTTCGTTTTCTTTTTTGTTTAG